TTTTGTTTTCTCATTCTATCAGCATACTTCATACTGGTAGTTTTCCACCTTTCTCTATCTTAAGCATATTGGCGTTCATAGCCTCAACTTGGATTTTTTCTTTTAATGATTTTGATATTAGACGACTTGTAGTTTCTATTTCAATATTGTTCTCTTCACAATACCAGATTATAGCGTCCATATAAGAGATAGGTCTTTTTTCTTTAACAACTCCCTCAATTATTAAACTAAATTCTTTGCTGTTCATATTATATAATATATCACTTGTTGTTAAATTTGTAAAGTGTGGATTGTTTCTGTTACGAGGTACAATCCACAAAACCCTAAGCGGTGTTTAGGCCGCTAATGCAAAGTTATTATCGTTTGCGTTTAATTAGCATTTGAGGTTGCCACCTATTACTCTATTACAGTTCTTCAGCACCTGTCAATCCTACCACACCCCCCAAAAACACACTGGTAAATATGTCTAATAAAAACCCAATGTGTTTTTGGTGGAGGTGGAGGGAGTTGCACCCTCGTCCAGTCTACCTATCACCTGTCGTCAACAAGTAATTCTATTCAGAAACCGCCTTAGCGTTTTCTTTGTTAAAGTTGTCGTAGAAATATTTAATTTCTTCTTCAAGTTTTGGTATATATTCTTTTCGTTCTTTTACAAAAGCACGAGCAACACCATCTTCACTTGCCATAAGAATTACAATCTGTTCAATTGGTGTACCAAATAGTTCTTCGTACATAATTGAATATGCTGTAGTCTGTAAATAGTAACTTTCATTCCAAGCGTCATTACGCTCTTTATTGGCTGTCTTAAAGTCAATAACAGAAAGTTTACCATTGTATTCAGCAATGCAATCTACTTGACCAGCAAGTGTCAATTTATTACTATATAAAATCGTTTCTAAGCAATGTACATTATCAATTTGTGCAATGTAAGGCTTCAGTAATGAAAATAGACCAAGTGGTAATACATCTCTTGTTGATGGTGTTTCACCTTTTAGAAACTCTTCCACCAAGGTGTGAGTTGCTTTACCTCTACGAGCGGCACGAGCCATCTCCCATTTTGCGGCTTCTTCGCCTACATTCTTACGCCAAGCCAAAAGGCCTGGTTTTGGTCTATAACCTAATACGCTTGTTACGGATGGATAGGCTTTGCCATCAACCTCATAAAAACGCATACCATTGATTCGTTTGCCTTTGGTTTTAGGCAGTTTTGTTTCATCTAATTGTATAAAATTCGCCATATCATTTCCTTATTAATTTAATGTACTCTTAATATATCAGTATTATGCTGTAATGTCAAGCCTTAAACGCCTTTTGTTGTGTACATATTATTGATTTCATCACGCATAATTTTAGTTTTATCCTCTTCAGGCTCTCTCTTTCAGTTGGCAAGAGCTTTGATTCTATCTCTCAATCTTTCTGCTCTAACGCCTACTTGTTTTGCCCAGCGACTGTCCATCATTTCAACAGCAGCTGTATTCCAATTACCATCATTAATAGCGGCAATAAATTTTTTAAATTGACCTAATCTTGGAGCTCCCATATTGAAGCACATATTTACAATTACTTGTTTTGCTTCCTCTGGTAAGTCATCTAAATCAGGAAATACCTTTTTAGATTCTCTAATGTATGTTTCAACATCTTTATCAAACACAGCATTGACTCTTTCTTCGCTAACTTTATATCCTACATCAGCGCCGTATTCGTCATCTCCAGCAACCACAAGGTGGCCAATACCAAATGTTTTGTAACCTAAGTGGTCCAAATACACTTCGTATTTTACTCCCTCATCAATTTTAAGTTGCTCTCTAAGCTTTTCTATGTTCATTTAGTTTATCCTTTGCTTGTAATTTGAGTTTTTTCAACTCTTTGATTTTTGACCATAATGTAGATGACCTGTCCACTCGTCTTTTTTCTTCCAGTTCATTTACTGATTTCTTTAGTTCTTTGTGTACAGTTTTAATTGTCATTTTACCCCCTAGTTATATTGAGTAACTTTTCTATTTGCGCCTTAATAATTGGACTTCTATTTGGCCAATGTATGTATGGCTCGTCACTCTTCATTAAATTATATAAGAACGGCAATATTAGTTTTTCAATACTTTTAAATCTTGCTGTTACTTCTTCACTTTCTAAAGTCTGTGTGACTTGGTCTTTTTCAGCTACTATCTGCATGATTTCGTTCATCATACTTTTAATATCTGTAACATCTTCTTTGACTTTTGCTAATTCTAAATTATTGGTTTCAATAACGGAAGTATCCACTGAAGGCGTTTCTGGTGCCTTACTTACTGGTGTAAACCCCCAATCATCATCAAGGTCAAATCCACGCATATAATCTGGTATATCTGCCATTACTTCTTTCTCTTTCTATGTTTCTCTAACACTGCTTGTGTCTTAACATCTTTAATTGATTTTTTGCCATATCGTTCTGCAAAAGGTGATGTTGGATGTGCCTCAGCAATTCTGGACATATTCTCTTTCCAACCTTGGTCGTTCTTAAAACTACCCATACCTGCAACACCACTTACAATATTAACTCTTGTAATCTGTTGTTCCATATGTGGGTTATCTTTCTTAAACTTATCGTGTTCAGAAAAAGACAGGATAATATCTTCTAATTTTCCTGTCTTTGTATTTTTAAATGTATATGTCGGCACTATTTACTACCTCAAACTTTAAACGGATCTTTAGTCTTAAAGTATTTATTAATTACTTCCAGTTGGTCGTGGTACTTAGCAATAACTTCTAATTCTTTTTCAACTGCCTCTAATACATCAGGATGTTCACCAACACCTACTGCATTATTAAGGTAAATCTCTACATTCATTGAATGCTTTTTAATATGACCTTTTGCGTGGTCACAAATAGCTTCAATCATATTTTCTCTATTGTATGTATTTGCCATATTTCACTCCTTTGTTGTACCATTCAGGCACCTTAGCAGGTGACTTCCAGGTTGCAAATCGTTTCTTTTCTATAATATAGTAATTACGATAACTCGCAATACTATCACCAGGAATTTTACAATGGTCTGGCATTGCTGGTGTAGGTTCTGTACCTATTTTATTCACTGGTGCATTACTAGGCAAATGATTAAGTATATCGCCTAACAATCTTATTGTCTTATGGTCTTGTGTATGACCATATCTTAATTTAAACTCTTCATTCAAAGCAATCATATGTAAGTAGAGCCATCTATAATTGAAAGCACTTTCCATAACCCACTTTGTACTAGGGTGGTTTATATGACTTGCTTTGTATAAAATCTTTTCTAAGTTTGAATTAGGATGTTTCCATCTTTTAATCTTACGGCCGTTTTTAGTCTTATCATAATATTCTGTACCATCTAAAATACGGTGTGCTGTAGATAACATCTGAGCAGACTCAACAATCATTTTACACACATGTTTATCACACGACATTTGAGCTGCAACTTTAGGGTGTTTGTCTAAGTAAAATATATTCATTAGTGTATAGTTCTCCTAAAGTATTCTGTCGCACCATATAGTGTACACAGTTTTCTAAAAACTTCAAACCAATAGTTTTTAGCCCAATCAGTAGTAGCATTACGACAAGCATTTTCGGCCGCTGTAACTCTCCTAGTCTGAGTAGGCGTTAAGTTTGGTAATTTAAGTCTTGGTAAATCGTGTTCTGTTATCATAATACTTATATCATATCACTATTTTTCAGATTTGTCAACCTCCAAATAGCGCTTATTTGGTGTTTTTTTTTCAGTAGGAAGTTCATTCCACTCCATAATTTGGTCTAATTTTATACGAATTTCGTCAGGATCCAATCCTAACTTCTTCATTTCTTCCGTACCCATAGTTCTAAAAAACTGTTCATAATCTCTATTATTTAAATCTCTACGACCTAGTTTTACAAAAAAGTTTTTATAAACCTTTTCTCTATCTCGGATTCTTTTCGCTCTAGCTTTTGCAACAGCAGATTCTTTTTCTGCTTTCTCTTTTTCCTTGCTAATAAGTCCAAGTTTATCCTCTTCTTCTTTATCTCTTTGGGTTTGTTTGTCAAGTTTTCTACTCCTCAATGATATATTTGCCGCTATCAATAGCAACACTGCTAAAGGGTCAAAAACAAATATCAACATAATGATTACCCACCTTACAGCTTCATCAAAATGGTCTTTTGCCTCATCACCATAAATTAATTCTGCAATATACTTGATTGGTCCTACTTCGGCTTCAATCTTGTCTTGTTCTAATTGCAAACTACCTTTTTCGTTAGATAGTTTTGCTATTGTATCACTTGCCTGATTAATGGCAAGTGTTAAAGCATCTCTTTCAGGTTTTTGTTTATCTCTTTCTTTTAGACCTCTTGTGACATATTCCATATCAATATATTTTTCAAGTGTCTGGTCTAATAGAGTTAATGTCTTTTGTGACCTGTCTATAATAATTTGTTGTTGTTTGATTTGTGTATCAAGTAATTCAATCTTAATGTTGTTACTTGATTGTGGTTTAACTTGGTCAAGGTGCGCCTTTGATAAGAAACCAAAGATACCCATAGATGTAATAAAGATTAAAACTATAACTGCACCTGTCAAGTATGCTCTTATACTTTTAGGTACCAATGCATTACGCCAGTTGTTATACAACCAGGAGGCGGCCACAAGTTTACCTACTTCTAATGCACTACCCATAGCAATAATAGGCATAGTAGCACCTGCGAATAAGGTGGCTAGACCAATGATACTATAACCAGCTGCAATTGCTGATATAGAAATGGCACTTAAAAATGTAATAATTATTGCAAACATATCCCTACTTTTTTGTATAATTTAATTCGTATTCGTTTCTAATTAATTTAATTATTCTTTCTATTTTACTGAAATAATTTTTATCAGTAGCATAGGCGTCTAGTGTTTGTAATAGTTTAAATGGATTGTCCTCACCACTATATCTTAACTTTTGATACTTTTCAAAAGCTGTACCATTATTTAGTGTGTTTATATAATGTAAAACACTATCACATTCGTGCATATAAACTTTAACACCCCATTTTTTAGGACTATTTGAAGGTAACATATGG